TTCTCCGTGCTATACTCTTATACTTTCAGCTTTACAGCAATGCGAGAGTGTGGTAGACTTTTCCCGGAGGTGGTGCCATGACAAGCAGTGTCGGCGAAAGGAAAACGTTCACAACGACGATTCGTGCGGATATCCAGAAACGGTTCAGAATGGCTTGTGTCCAAAAAGAGATGCGAATGAATGACATCCTTGAGGTTTTGATGGAGGGATATGCTTCAGATCAGATGGTGGAGCAATATGTAGCAAGCGAGCTGAAAAGAAAAAGCGGCAACAAATAAGTAACCCCGAATAGCTGCCTATCTTGGCGGAGAAACAGCTAAACGGGGCCAGAGAAAGGATTGCTCCTCTCATGTGGTAATTATACCATACGAGAGGCTTCCTTTGGCATGGCTGAAAGGAGGTCTTTTTTCATGCCCGAAGAAAGACAAGAGAGATACGGAAAGGGGCACCCCTACAATAACCTGCCCAAAGCGAGAATGCGCTCCAAAGCTTTCCACGAAGCTTACACCCTCTGGAATTCCGGGGTGCGAACCTTTCCGCAGGAAATAAGCACCAGTTGGTCATACGGATTTTGTGTGTTTGTGTTTTTTTGCGATATCCAAGGTTTGTTCCAAAAAAGGGGACGACTCCCGAAACGGGAACATTTAAGAAAAATGCTCATGAATAGACAGGCGATTCTGGAAGAGCACGGGAAAAGGCTTCAGGGGAAATTCGAGGTTTTTACACTCCGGGTCATCCCTGTTTTGGGATATTCTCAGGATGCTGTTTTGGAGGTGTAGAGATATGAACGAACTCGGGATTTTTGTCCAGAATGACAGGGTAGTGGTCAGCAGCCGGGATGTTGCGAGGGTGTTTGAAAAACCACACGACAAAGTTTTGCGGGATATAAGAGGCTTGGATTGTTCGAACGAGTTTCGACTCTCCAATTTTGGCGAGTCGTTCGAAGAAGCCCAGACAGGGAATGGAGCAAAAAGGGAATTTCCTATTTACCTCATCACCCGTGACGGCTTCACTCTTCTCGCCATGGGCTACACCGGGAAAAAAGCCATGCAGTTCAAAGAGGCCTACATAGCCGCCTTCAACCGCATGGAGGCCGAACTCAAAAACAAATACTCCTCCCAGATCCCCGGCAGCTTTGCGGAAGCTCTGGAGCTTGCGGCATCTATTGAAAAGGAAAGGGCCAACCTTGCCGCACGAGTAGAGAAGGACAGGCCGAAGGTGCTTTTTGCGGAAACTGTGGAGACCAGCAAAACATCCATTCTGGTAAACGAACTTGCGAAAATTCTCAAGCAGAACGGCGTTGACGTGGGGCAGAACCGCCTTTTTCGGCTTCTGCGGGAAGACGGTTTTCTCATGAAGAACGGTGAATCCAGAAATATGCCCACCCAGAGATCCATGGATCTCGGGCTCTTTGAAATTAAGGAGCGCACCGTGAACAATCCGGATGGAAGCATCCGCATCACCAGAACCCCCAAAGTGACCGGGAAAGGACAGGTGTATCTGGTAAACAAGTACCGTGAAAAATTTGAGTTGGAACCCATCGCATAATACAAGCAAAAGTATGAGGCCCCTCTCCGGAGGGGCTTTTTTATTGGGGAGGTGGCGATTATCGCTAAATTCTGGGAAATAAAAGCGTCTGCGGAAGTGGATAGCGCGGAGCTTCTGCTTTACGGAGATATCGGGGATTTCCGGATCTTCGGGGAAGACCTCTGCGACGTGTCGGCGAAAGGAATCGCCAGGGAGTTGAAGGATCTCGGCCCCGTTTCGGAAATAGCGGTACGGATCAACTCTCCCGGGGGATCCGTTACCACCGCTCAGGCGATTTGCAGCATGCTGCAGAGGCACAAGGCAAAGGTTACGGTATACGTGGATGGTATTGCCGCCTCCGCCGCCTCCATGGTGGCCATGGCGGGGGATGAAATCATCATGCCCGAACACAGCATGATGATGATCCACTCTCCCCTGGTCTATCTGGGAAGCTGCAACGCCGCAGAAATGCGCAAGATGGCGGACACTCTGGAAAAGGTGCAGAACTCCATGATTGGCCTCTACAAGAGAAGCGGCCAGAGCGAGGAGGAGATACGGAATCTTCTTGAGGCGGAAACTTGGCTCACCGCCCGGGAGGCGGTGGAGTTGGGTTTCGCGGATAAGGTGGAGGGATCTCTGGAGATTGCGGCCAGGCTGGAGGGGAATACGGCTATACTCGCCTGCGGAGAACGAACCTTGCGCTTCGATGCCTCCCGGTACAGAAATGTGCCGGGTTTTTTTGTGCCTGTAGCGGAGGAAAAACCGGAAGAAGAACCCCGGGTTTTGGAAAAGGAAGAGCCCGGAGAAACGAAGGAGAAAGAGGAGGAAACCATAGTGGATCTTGCGGAATTGAAAGCGAAATACCCTGAAATCTTCAAGGCCGCCGCAGAGGAGGGAGCCCTGGAGGAGAGAAAGCGCATTCAGGCCATTGAAGGCCTTGGATCGGTGGCAACGGGAGACCTCGGCCATGATGCCAAGTTCGAAAACCCCTGCTCTGCGGAAACCTTCGCCAGGCGTGTGCTGGAGCGTCAGAAGCAGCAGGGAGCCGAGGCTCACAAAAACCTTATGGCGGATGCGGCAGAACTGCCGAAAATCGGCGGCGGGGATGCTCCTAAAGGCTCCCCGGAGAATGCCAGGAGCAAAGCGGAAGAAGAAGAGGCTTTTTGTGCGTCCTTCGGGGCCGGGTTCGGAGGGAGGAAGTAGACCATGAGTAACTACGCGGGAATTGAAGATATGGGCTCCTGCACCAGGGACAACCTGATAGCGGGGCCGGCGGAACGGGTGGTGGGGCTTGTGGAGCTTGCCCCCTCCCAGACTCTTGCGAGAGGTACCGTTTTGGGGAAGGTTACCTCCTCCGGGCAGTGCGTTCCCGTGGATAAATCCAAGGAAGACGGCTCCGAAGAGGTCTTTGCCGTTCTTGCGGATAACGTTACGGTGGGGGATGAAAGCGTTTCGGCGGAAGTGTATTTTTCCGGAGAATTCGCCATCTCCGCCCTTACCTTCGCGGAGGGAAGCGCCGCCGAAGACTTTGCAGACCAGGCCAGAACCCTGGGAATCTATTTCCGCGCCACCATGGGCGCCTAGCCAGGAGGAATACCTATGCCTATTGATATGTTCAACACCAGAACCATGCTTCGGGCTCTGTCCCAGAACTTTACCCCGAAGACCTTTCTCATGCGAACCTTTTTCAGCAACGTGGAGACCTTCGACACCGAAAGCGTGGATATCGACAGCGCGGAGGCCAAGCGTCGGGTGGCCCCCTTCGTGCGTCCTCGCAAGGGAGGAAAAACGGTGGACCGAGGGGGATACTCCACCAAGAGCTACAAGCCTCCTCTCGTGGGGCCTCAGTGCGTAACCACCGCGGAGGATCTGCTCAAGCGAACCCCGGGAGAAACTATTTACGGAGGGGAGAAAACCCCGGAACAGCGAGCGGCGGAACAGCTCGGCAAAGATATGGCCTCTCTGGAAGACATGATCACCCGCCGGGAGGAAGTAATGGCCGCTCAGGCGCTCTTCGACGGAAAGATAGTGCTCTATGATCCCGATGAGGGGATAGATGAAGAAATGGACTTCGGCCTCCCCTCGGTGGCCCTTTCCGGGGGATCTCTTTGGAGTGCTACCACCTCGGATCCCCTGGCGGATTTCAAAGCCTGGGCATCCTTGATGCGGAAAAGTTCCGGATACTCTCCCACCATGGCCGTACTGGGAAGCGATGCCGCCAGCGTTTTGCTGGAAAACGAAAAGCTGTTGAAGTTTATGGATATGCGCCGGGTGGATATGGGGGAGATCAAGCCCGCCGAGATGCCCAACGGAACGAGCTACCTCGGTCGCCTTCTCGCTCCCGGGGTATCTCTGGATCTCCTCTGCTACGAAGAGTGGGCGTATGACGAAGCCACGGGAACCAACAAAGAGATCGTCCCCGCCAAAAAGATTCTGCTCGCCAATCCCGCCAGCCGGTACGACATGCTCTACGGAGCGGTGAGCAACGTGAAGATTGGCGTGGTGGCTGCCCGGCGGGTACCCTTCAGTTGGGAAGAACCCGACGGTTCCGCCCGGTACGTTCGGCTTTCCTGCCGTCCCCTTCCCGTGCCGGTGGAGAAGAACGCATCCCTGCGATGCACCGTGCTGGGGTAGGGTCATGATCAGGGCGAAAATGTGGATACGCCACGATGGAACGGTATACGAAAAGGGAGACATCTTTTCCGCCGGAGAAGGGGATGAAAAGCGCCTCGTGGCCCTGGGGGCTGCGGAGTATGTGCGGAGTTCTGAAATGGAAAAACCGCATAACCAAAAGCCGGATGATCCCGAAGACCTTGAAGAAGAGACCAGCATCGAGGAGGGGAACCTTCCGGAAATTCCCGAAGAAGATGAAGACCCTCCTTCCCGGGAAGAGCTTGAAGAAGAGTATCGCCAGCTTGGAGGAAGGCCCCAGGCGGACTGGCCTCTGGAAAAACTCATGACCATGCTGGAGGAGCGTCGGGGGGAATGAGCTTCGCCCAATCCATGCGCCGAGCGGATGAAACCCTGCTCAAAACCTTTGGGGATCTCCTTTTTGTAGCAGATAAGGAGATCCTCGCCGTGCTGGATGAGGACCTCTACCAAAAGCGTAAACCTCGCAAGCAGGCGGACTATGCCGAAGGAATCTGGACGGCGGGGGTTATGCTGATTTGTCGTGAGGCGGATCTGGGCTTCCGCCCGAAAACGGGATCCCTACTCACAGTCTCCGGAAAGGAGTGGATCGTCTCGGAGGTGTCCCAGGGTGAAGGGCTTTTGGAAATAACGCTGGAAGCGAATGAAGCATGAGCGGTCAGAGAATAGCAACGCAATCTTTTCGCATGGAAGGGGCTCTTGAGGATATCCGGGATGCTCAAAGCCTTTTGCGGCACATCCCCAAGGGAGCGGAAAAGGCTCTTGCGAGAGCGGTAAACAAAACCCTCACGGGGACCAGAGCCGAAGCGGTACGTCAGGTGCGGGGAAAATTCATCGTCAAGGCGCAAACGGTGAGGGATACCATGGATGTTCGAAGGGCCTCCTATACAAAGCCCCGGGGATTTCTCGTTTCCCGGGGGAGCCCCCTTTCGCTCATGCGATTCAAAGTTACCCCCCAAAGCCCAAGATCTACCCGGGGGAAAAGCGTGCAAAGCCGCCCCCGGATTCGCCTCTCCGTTACCAAGGGTAAACAGGCGACGCTTCAGCGGGCTTTTCTGGCACGCATGAATTCCGGGGTGGGAGTTTTTCAACGTCGGGGACGAGGACGCAACGTTCCCTTGAAAAAAAAGTTCGGTCCTTCGGTGCCCCAGATGCTGCACCACGACCGAATAGCGGAGGAGATAGAAGCCACCGCAGCGGAACGAATGAAAAAGGAACTGAATCACCAGGTGGCATATCTGCTTGAGGGGGGGAAATAAATGCTCTTGCTCTGCGAAGCCCTGAAAACGCACCTCGAAGGGGTGGTACAGGAATTCCCGGTGCCGAAAAAGGGGAGTGGCCGCACTCCTCCGGAGGTGATAACCGGCTGGTTGATTCCCAAAAGTGCGGGGCCTCCGGGGGATGATCACGTGCCTTGCGTGCAGATCGTACCAATTGAGGGTTCCGACGGACCTCTCCCCGAAGAGGGGGGGCGATGCTCCGTGGTGATGGTAATTCAGACCTGGGCGGAGGATCACCGGGGGTGGATGGATTGCGCGAACATTCTTCAGGGAATCCGCACGTCCCTGCTTACCCTTCCCGGGCGTACCCTGGCGAACAAATACGCCCTTACTCCGAAGGATCGGAAGATCCTGGAATGGCGTTTTTTCGAGGATCAGCCAGCCCCCTATGGCATTGCGGAAATGACGGCCCATTTTGCCATCCCCGCCCCGATTCCCCCGTGCCAGTGGAATAGATAAGAAAGAGAGGTGACCGCCGTGGCGGTAAAAAGAAAAAGCGTAACCACCCCCGCAACGTGTGTCTACCTGGGGCCCAATATCCCCGGGGGAGCGTTGCAGACCAACCAGGTATTCCGGGGAGGATTGCCCCCCTGGTGTGAGGATTGGTTCGGGAAGATTCCCGAAATCCGGGAACTCTTTGTTCCCGTGGAAGAACTCGGGAATATGCGGAAGAAAATAAAGGAGCCGGGGACGAACGAATCCCGGCTCTTTTCCGTTGTCGCCCGGGCGTTGCAGGAGGTGAAATAGTTGGCCTACAGACACGGGGTATATAAAAGCGAAGTCCCCACATCCCTCGTTCCTCCGGTGCGAACCGAGGCGGGGCTTCCCGTGGTAATCGGTACCGCTCCGGTGCACCTCACGGACCCGGAATGCGTGAACGTTCCCAGGCTGGTGTACAGCTATTCCGAGGCGGTGCAGGCCTTCGGATTCAGCAAGGATTGGGAGAAATACTCCATCTGTGAGTTCACTTATTCCCAGTTTGCCCTTTATGGGGTGGGACCCTGCGTGTTTATCAACGTGCTCGATCCGGGGGAACATAAAACTGCGGTGGATCCTGCGCCCGTTGCCATCGAAAGCGGCAAGGCGAACCTCGGAGAAGGGGTGCTTCTGGACAGTGTAACGGTGAGCGGAGATCCCGCTCCCGTGGCGGGAACGGACTATGCCCTGGGGTATGACGACGAAGGCAACGCCATTCTCTCGGTACTCTCCGGAGGAAGCCTGGCGGAGGCGGAAAGCGTAACCCTGGGGTTCGATCGGGTGGATCCCTCCCAGGTTACTGCGGAGGACATCATCGGGGGGATCGACGTGGCCACGGGGAAACGTACTGGCCTGGAACTGGTAAACGAAATCTTTCCCAAGTTCCGGATTCTTCCCGGCCTGATCCTTGCTCCCGGGTGGTCCGAAAAGCCCGAGGTGGCGGCGGTTATGCTGGCCAAGGCGGAGAATGTGAACGGCCATTTTACCGCTCAGGCTCTCTGCGACATCCCTTCTGCTTCGGGAGGCGCAGAGAAATACACCGATGCTCCCGGATGGAAGCAGAACAACAACTA